ATCCAAGAATACGGGGTTGCTAAGAGTGTATTTGCTTCGTCTTCTGTAGATTTTGCTAGTGAATATGGCTTTGAGACTGACGAATGTGCAAACGATCTGTGGGATTCTGGGTTAAAATATTACGAAATGACCAAAATAAATTAAAAAAAGCCTTGACAATCCCACGAATCAGTGTTAATATGTATGTATAAATTGATGAAAGAGAGTGATAATATGATGAATGATGCGATGACAACCCTGATGAAAACAATCAAAGAAGACTATTACAGATGGACTTCACGTAACTATACTAAAGAGTTGAGTGAGATCAATGTCAATATGATCAACGAATTCAACGAAAATCTGACTTTCGAAGAAGGTCGTAAGTACATCAAAGTTATCTCTAACCGTTCTGTTTGGGGCTTCATTATGAAAGCCGATGATAAGATGTTCAAAGCTGGCGACATTTTGAAAGCCGCTGGTTGGAATGCTCCTGCTCGTAACAAAGCACGTGGCAACATCTTTACCGACTTGTCTTGGGTTCAGTGGACTGGCCCTGCGTATCTTTAAGGAGTTTCGATATGAATTTTTATAGTACTCTTGGTGCAATTTTAGCGGCTGGCATTATGGCTAGTGGGTTTACCTATGCTGTCTTAGTGGGCGCATCATTGCCTGATGTATGGTTCTCACACTCTACAAACGAGTGTGTTAAAGTTCTCAATTATGAAGAGGGTGATAATTACAGTTGTGAAAATCTCCCAAAACGTTTTTATCACGTGTGGGTAAAGTAAGGGATATAATATGTGTAAAGTTGAATTTCAAAAATACGTCTTAAGTGGTATAGCAGAAGGTCTTACCATTACTGAAAAGATGAAGTTTGTTGACTGGAGTGATGCGTGTGATTGGGCTGGTAAAGTAACCATGTCTCTAAAGACACCCTTCGTTATTCTTGAGATGACAAATCTCGAAACTGGTCAAGTTGAGAACTTCTGATGTTCAAGACTATAGTATATTTATTAGCGTTCTTGTTCTTAACGGGCTGTACAGTCGCCTACGTAGTACATACATGGTCTGACTGTTTAGAAGAGAATAGTTGGATAACATGTTCTCGGATGCTAAGTAAGTGATTAGAAAGGTACATATCTATGGAGAAGATATATCATCTCACCGCACTGGTAGCTTGCATGACGTTAATGTATCAATCATTAATCACGTGCTTGGCTTTGAACCCAATTATGATGACGATCCAGACAAGGTTGAAAACTCATGGGCGTTTACTGTAGATGATTTTGCATGTGCCATATGGGATTACAACGGTTCACATAGAGTTGGTACATACTCTACGTTTGGACCTGATGATGTTTTTGCAGACCTGTTTGGAGATAAGTATACCTCTTTTGGTCATAGTATAAATAATGTTGTATTATAAACTATTACTTTGAGGTTAAGATGGGATTTAAACTAGCAGGTATTTTAGTGATCGTGATGGGAGTAATGGTAGCAGGCGGTTATTGGTATTACAATGACACGCAAGAACGCATTGCAATCTTGACAGAGAACAATGCAAAGCTACAGACAGCGGTCGCAACAAACGAAGAGACTATTAACTCTTTACAAGCAGACTATGCTAAGATACAGGAGACGAACAGCGAACTAAACGATAAGTTTGCAAGCATTCGTAAACAGAACTCAGTTCTATCTGATAAGTTATCTAAGCATGATCTAGGTGTTCTAGGAGCCAACAAACCAGGCTTGGTAGAACGTGTTATTAATGGTGCATCAGCAAAAGCGGGTCGTTGCTTTGAATTGATTTCTGGTGCAGAACTAACGGAGAAAGAGACTAATGCAAAATCAGCGAAGTCGTTCAATAGTGAATGCCCTTGGCTTTACGATGATTATATTGAGTCTGGGCGGTTGCAGTCTACTAAGCAACCCGAAGCCTCAGGTAATTGAGATATCATCTAAGCCAGTAGAGAAGCCGCAGTTAGTCTTACCACGTGCAGATGAAATTAATCTGCGTGACGTTAAATGGGTGATTTTGACACCTGAGAATTTTGATGAGCAAGTTGCTAAGATATCTAAAGACGGTAGACCAGTAGCTTTCTTTTCACTAACGGATAAAGGCTATGAAAGTCTGGGCATGAACTTGTCTGATCTACGTGCTTATATCCAACAGCAACAAGCTATTATAGATGGTTATAAAGCTTACTATGTAGAAGCAGAAGAAGCACTAGAGGGTGCAGTTACAAAGGATTAGATTATGAAACTTGCGACATTGACTACGATTGCCTTATTGGCATCGACTACAGCATACGCAAACAGTGGTGATACTGTCAAAGCATGGGTAGGCGATACTTACACTACAGTATATGAGCGAACTCCATACACAAAGAAAGAATGTGTCAACGTGGATGTTCCTGTATATGGTACAATCAAAAGAAACGGTAACGCTGGCGAAGGCGCTTTACTGGGCATGATCCTTGGTGGGTTGCTCGGCAAAGGTGCTACGGGCAAAGATGACGGTGCTGTCGCTGGAGCAGTGATCGGAGGAGTTGTTGGTGCTAATAATAGCCAGAAGACTGAACGAGTTATTACTGGTTACACTAAAGAGCGCCGATGTGATAATGTTACATACTATCGTAATGAAGAGAAGATCGTATACGAATACTCTACTATTACGTTTGACTTGAATGGTGAGACTTACACTCTATCATTTGAAAAATAGAATAGCAGTCTCCTTAGCTCAACCGGATAGAGCAACAGCCTTCTAAGCTGTAGGTTTCAGGTTCGAGTCCTGAAGGGGACGCCAAAATTGAGGACTAGATTATGAGTGATTGGAATAAAGACCAACCTAAGGTATCATATACATTTACTACTAGCTATGATACTTACCCAACCACATACACAGTATTAGCAGACGGGTTTGCGTTTTCTATCTTACCTGATCTGGACGCCATCTATACGAAGGCAGATAAAGAGTTTGACGCAATGGAAGATCAAACTTCCGTTGCCAGACAAATGTTAAATGATATTGGTATTAATTGGAATGAGGAATAATTATGTTAAGTAATCCAGAAGACCGCAAGAAACTGTTGGGTGCAATCAAAGAGATTGACAACTCTATGACACGTGTTGCGGCAGAACGTGACTTTCAGAAAGACGCAGTGAATGATATCGCTGAGAAGTTGGAACTAGAAAAGAAATACGTTCGCAAACTAGCAACGATCTATCATAAGCAAAACTTAGCACAGGTTCAACAAGACGTTGAAGAAGTCGCCGAGTTATATGACTTGATTACACAAGCAAACGAGTAACGTTGTTATGGGCATTTTCAAATTAACTTGGTTTATTATTAAATTAGTAATCGCTATATATCTAGCCTGGTTTATTTTGTCAGGTGCAGTGTTTTTGTTTACTATATTAATGATGGGGTAATACATGGAGTATGATACTAATAAATTTGAAATGCGTGATTGTTTTGGAATCTGCGATCTACCACCGCTCCTCTGGCAGAAGCAAGACCAAGGAGCGTTTGGTAAGATCGTAGCAGGTCGCCCAGTCGATGGACCTATCTTAGACTTAGCACTAGATGCATCCAAGTGGATGGAACTAGTCAAGGGTCGAGATGTAGTAGTTCAAGCAGGTGGTAACCAAGGCATGTATCCTAGATACTATGCTAATATCTTTGAGAAGGTTTATACCTTCGAACCTGACGTAGATAACTATTTTTGCCTTGACTTTAACTGCCAAGGTGTGCAATACTATAAGCAGAATGTTGGTTTAGGCGAATCAGATACGACAATGAATTTAGTTCAGTTATCACCCAATAATACAGGAATGCACAGAACTGTATCTGATGAACTTTTACTAGCAAACCCTAACATCCTGTCTGAACATGTATCGAGGGTCGAGATGGTTAGGCTAGACAGTTTAAACATCGAAGCGTGTGATCTATTACACTTAGATGTTGAACTATACGAAACTGAAGCACTCGTTGGTGCTGAAGAGACCATTAAGAAGTACAACCCAGTTATCGTGGTTGAGACAGGTGGTCGCCCAAGTCCCGCAGATGGGTATCTCCGTTTGCTTGGATATAAACTACATTCTCAGTTGAGAATGGATGCTATTTACGTGAAGGAGTAATATGAAACAAGGTGATATAATAACTGTAATGACAATGGGTGGAGAGTTCGTTGGTAAACTAGACTATGAAAGTGCTGGCAGTATCACACTAACCGATCCGAAGTTCGTTACTGTTTCTCAAGAAGGTGGTATGGGCTTTACTAATGGTATCGCTATGACGGGTGTACAAGATCCCAAAACAGTGACACTCTACAACATAATGTTTACTGTAGAAACCAATCCTGAAGTAGTAAGTGCATATCGACAAGCAGTATCTGGTATAATCACTAAGCCAGATCCTAAGTTCCAAATATAAGAAAGGCTATATATAATGAATAACTTTGAAGCGCCCGTGTTTGAAAAGGGCTATCCCGATTTTGATGCTGTCAATCGTAAAGAAGAGCAATCTTTTGAAGAGTTCGCTAATTACATTGTGAATGATGTATCAGATGAAAGCATTGAAAACCTGTTTGAAGAAATGGGTATTGAAATTGACATGAATAAACCATGGGTGGAAGAATCATGAGTGAAGGTAAGTTTGAAGTATATCGTGCCCACAAGATGCTTGATTGGCTAGAAGGCGAAGCAACACAGTGGGCAGAAAATCTTGTCGAAGAACACTTCGGTTGTGAAGAAATCTCAGAGTTAACGAAAGATCAAATCGAAGAAGTGATCGCTGTTGCAGAGGACCTTGATGAGCATTATGGCGATATGCTATCTTTGGGGATGTACAATATTGTCCGCTATTGGGAGAGTGAGAACGAGGAGTACATCTTATGAGACAGTGGGTTTACAATTGTTGGAATGTAGTGATGGATCACGAAAAGAATCCGTTAAGCGCAATTCCAGACTTTAGCACAAGACATATGATCATGCAAGTTTTAGCGTGGATGTGGTGTATTGTATTTGCTATCATCGTAGGTAGCATGTGGGCAGGTATCTTTAGTATGATATTACACGCACTGTTGCTTGCCGCTATTGCAATCACAGTAGCAACATTTGAAACGGCGAAGCGTAAGCCACATTATTTTGGTGGTTATAATGGTCGTGCAAATGGTGGCGAACATGAGTGATTACACATGAAGTTTACACATCAACGCAGTGACGGCACAAAGATTGAAATAGAAATGGCAGAACATGCGTCTATTGATGCTACTCTCGAAGAGTTTCAAAACTTCCTTCGTGCTTGTGGATATGTAATTGAATACAATTATTGTTTAGTTTTGGAGAATATGAAATGAGTAAAGTTCTTATGTGTGATGTACCTTCTGGATACCTATATGGATTTCCACGGGCTTTTCCAAAAGAGGCTACTATTCATTATGGTGGCACTGACTATGGTGTAGCAAAAGACTTTAGTGTGAGTGAATGGGTAGTCGAATGTGGCTATCCGCAAAAAGAGATCGAT